ATCACGCAGATTATGTGAATCCACGTTGGTCAAAAGAAATGCAAGAGGTTGCAAAGATAGACCAACATATATTTTATAGGTATTAATATTATGATGACAAAAAAAGAAATGGCTAACAACTTCTCAATGCAAATTGAGAGTGCAGTAAAAGATCATGGAATGTCATATATGGATGCAATTGTTTTTATGGCAGACAAGAAAGAATTAGAAATGGAATCGGCTGCAAAGTTATTGAATGAAAATATTAGATGTAAGTTAGAAGCCGAGGCAAGAGATTTAAACTTTCTTCCTAGAATGTCCAAACTTCCAGTATGAGGAACCCATGTCAGAGAAAACTGCATTTGAAGCATACCAAATGTTTCTTGCGCTTAAACAACACTTCAGCACTTCAAATTACGACTTCTTTAAATACCACGGAAAACTGAAAGTAAGCCCTTCTGGATTTCGCGCCCGAAAGGATAAATATTTCTTTGAGAAGCTATCTCGTAAGTATAGCCCAAAGGAATTGGTGGGGTTCTATGTTTCCAATTTGATTAAGAACCCAGAAGTGTGGATTGGCGAGATGTGTAGGAACAAGGATTCGCAGCAGAATTATTTGGAATGGAAACGTAGAAAAGAATCCTCCACCTATTGCTTCCAGACGGATGTTGCATATATCAAAGACCAAGAGGAGAGATTTGACTCCCTCTTTGAATGCAACANTCAACAGCATCCGATGNTGGTTGACCTATATACTGAAGGGAGTATTGCATTAGAAACGATAGTTGGAATAGATTTTGTTTTGGATTGNTTCANGGGTTGGAATAAAATAATCGGAGAGGACTTGATTTGGAAAGACCTCTATTATTTGTGTAGACAATATAGACCATTCCTTGAATATGATAATCGAACAGAAAAGAAATTTAGAGATATTCTAAGAAAGGAATTTTTAAATGTTTGAGTTCTTAGATCGAATTAAATATTTCTTTGCGAGAGTAGAAAAGCTAAGAGAACTAGAAGAAGAAAATACATATTTAAAAGAGTCAGTTCTTAAATCAGTTGACCTTGTGTCAAGCTACAAACTCGCAATGACAGAGATGCAAAAGTTTATTAATGAGGTTCGGAAGGAATCACTTAAACAATTATTAGGTGAAAATGAAACTTCTGAATTGGAAGAGTTAGAGGAGGAGGCAGAAGATTATTACAAATTAATGCGTAAAAAAAATACAATACACTAAAATACTAATACAAAAATATAAAAAAATACGAGGTAATTAATTATGTCAGAATCATTTAGTCAATTGAAAAAGAGCAGTAGCTCTAATTTGGATAGTCTTACAAACGAACTCAGCAAGTTGAGTGAAAGTTCAAGTGCCAAGACCTTTGGTCCCGATGAACGATATTGGAAGTTGACAGTAGACAAGGCACAGAACGGTCATGCTGTCGTTCGGTTTCTTCCTGCGCCCAAGGGTGAAAGCCTTCCTTGGGTTCGTATGTTTTCTCATGGGTTTCAGGGACCGGGTGGTTGGTACATCGAAAACTCCCTGACCACCATTGGGAAGAATGACCCGGTGTCGGAACATAACACCAATCTTTGGAATACCGGATTGGATTCCAATAAGGAAATTGCACGAAAGCAAAAGCGCAAGCTGCAATACATTTCTAACATTTATGTAGTGAGCGACCCTGCAAATCCTGATAACGAAGGAAGGGTTTTCTTGTTTCAGTTTGGCAAGAAGATTTTTGATATGGTCAACGATGTCATGCATCCCGAGTTTGATGATGAAACTCCGGTGAATCCCTTTGATCTTTGGGAGGGTGCAAACTTTCGGTTGCGGGCAAAGAAGGTTGCCGGATATCGAAACTATGACAAGTCTGAATTTGAGACTGCTGCTGCATTGTCGGAAGATGATGCAGTGCTTGAAAAGGTCTGGGAATCTCAGCATTCTCTGGAGGAACTTGTTGCTCCTGACCAGTTCAAGTCATATGATGAGTTGAAGTCTCGGATGGATAAGGTTCTCGGAAATTCTTCTGTAGTTTCTGAGTCTGCCTTTGAAGATAATGTTGCCCCACTTCCGGTTTCTACTTATGACGAACCCGCGTCGGGTAGTGAAGAGGAAGATGAGTCTCTGAGTTACTTCAAGAAGCTCGCAGAAGAAGCCTAAATTAATTAGGCTTTAACAAAGAAAAGAGGTTCCATTCATATTTGGGTGGAGCCTCTTTTTTTGAGGATTTATATTATGGATTTGGGTACATTTCTTTTACTGGTTTTTATATTTTGTTTTGTGTGGATTTCTTGGTCGATTACTGTGGCATACAAAAAAAGATTTAGTAGAAATATGTTATTGACGGGAACTTCAGTGGGCGTGTTGGCTGCTCAATTCTTTATGGCGATTTCGTCAGGAGGATTGAAAATACATGACGCATCAACTGCTATGACATTTCAGAATGATATTGCACCGGGATTGTTTTGGTTTGGAATTTTTATTTTGTTATTTTGTTTAATTAAAAACGTGGTAAATTCAAATCCCATTTGGGGATTTGTGCAAACAGGATTTCAATTTATATACATGGCAATTCTTAGCGTAATTATTTTAGTTAGAATTATGGCAGGCACAGATAAAACTATGAGGGAGCTTTATACGGAACCACTTATTGAACCAAAGAGTGCCTGAGATACAAAACCCCCCATCCCAAAACGGATGGGGGGTTTTTTTATGGATTAATTTGTGCGAGAGATGGGTCAGCATGTAGATCTCTGCCTTGAGGCATTACTACAGATGATTTGCTTCCTTCTTGAACATTTGTGACTGGGGCATTAACTACTGTTGGTCCACCACCTGCACCCGCTTTGGCTACTCCCGCGTCTTGAATTCTTCCTGCGGCTGCTCCTCTTATGTCTGAACCCCCCATACTTGCTCTCATACCCTCTAGTTCTTTCAACATTTCGGCTTTTATTGCTGGGTCTGTTTCTTCTGCAATTGCTTCTTCTGCTAATTGTATATTTTCTTGAGCCATCATGGCTTCCCGTTTTGCTACCATTTCGGGAGAATTATGCTTTTCGGTCTGGGCCTGGTTAAATGCATCTACTTTATCTTGACTAGCCTTATCCCTCTTCCTAAAAAAATCATTCGTTGATGAGTTATACCGACCCAGGTTGTTATCTTTCCTTATTTTACTTCTTCGTGCCGCAAAAGCGTCTTCCTGTTCTTCCTCAGACATTTCTTCTGGGCTCATTCTAAATCCCTCTTTGTTTCTTTTTATTTCCGCAGCCGCAGATGCAGGAGTTGCTTTAGCAAGTTCTTCATCATCACCACCAAAGAAAGAACCTATTGAACTTATAGCACCACCAATAAAAGGCACATCTGCTATTTGGTTTTTTACAAAATCAGATATTTGGTTTGGAATATCCATGAGGGTGTCAAACAGCCCAGTAAAAAAATCAATAATTGGTCGAACAATAGAAGATATATCAAAGTCAAATTTCGCAACTTGTTCTGATGCCTCATCAAAACCAAGTGTGTCCAATGCCCACGCAAGAAGGTCTTTTAGCATATTTAAAGGAACATCTAATATATTTTCTATTAGCATTTCAAGTCCCTGTATTACTCCTTCTCCAATTCCACCTTCCTCTTTTCCTTTCATAAATCCTTCAACAAAAGAAAGAATTCCCAGAACTATTGTGAATGGTATGAATAACTTTCCAAAAATCTTTGTGATGCCTCCTACACCTCCTGAGAATAATGATGATACCATTCCGAATCCGGGGATTTTACTAAACATTCCACCGATTTGTGAAAACAATCCTCCAGATTTGTCAGGAACTTTTTCTGCTTTACCGGGCTCGTCATCACTTGTTTTACCTGATTCTCTAGCCCTTTCTCTTGATTCTTCAATTTGTCTTAGTCTATCTGCGGCAGATTGTGCCATTTGTTCTTCGTGCATTATTCTTTCCATTGTTGCTTGGTCTACCCAAGTAGAAAGAAGTTCTGCATTTAAATTAACTAAACCTTCAGTATCAATTGCAATGTGAGATAAAAGATCTTTAATGACATCCAGTTCGCCAGATATGATGCTTGATGATTCGCTCTCTACCTGTTGTGCCTGATTAGAAGATTCTTCAACTGCTTCCTTAGTCTCTTGCAGAGGAAAATTGAGGTTAGCAAGTGCCTGTGCGACAGGAGAACCTCCCAACCCCCTTGCCATCATTGAATTTTGACTGGGAAGTTGTCCTGCAACATTTTTTACAGGTTGCACAAGTGCAGAATTCGCAATAGATTTTGTGAGTTCTGTTACGGGTTTGAATACGTCATTTAATTGTTGCGCGGTAAGAAGCATTGCCATTTTTAACTTCTATTCCTCTCTTCCATCTTTTGTTTTTCTTTTTCTATATGTTCAATGACCATAGACACATACAAATCTCTTTCCCAAGGTATCAATCCTTCAATGTCTGATAAAGTATAATTATGATATTGCATAAGTGAAAAGTTTATTTTCAGCAGCCCCTCCAACGAATGGTCAGAGAGGATTAGCCGAAAAAACTTGACAAACCCTCCATTCTGATATCTTCTTTGTATCCACATTTTTCACAATTAAATTTAATATCCTTATACATCTTTGGCATTGTTGTGAAAAAGTGTTCTATCTTTTTAAATTGCTCTTGAGTTAGACCTTCAACCCAATCTTTCATTTCTTTGGGTGTATAGTCTGCCTTGCTATATACATTATCATCATCATAAATTTTATCAATACATTGGGCAATCATTTTAAACGCATCTTCTGTTTTGGCATTTGTGATATTTCCCATCTTTGTCATTAATCCAACATCAGGGTATTTCATGACGATTCCAACAGAATCTGTAAATTCAATCTTGGTGGTGTGTGTTGGGTCTTTTTCGACTTTAATCGTGCTGATGTCGATTTCAAATTCAATAGGTTTGCACCCTTCAACTTCGCATCCTGCTCTAGAGTAGCTTGTCGTAATGACATCACCCATAGATCTAGAACGAAGATTCAATAGAATATATTCAATATCAAATAATGGAAGTGTATTGGTGTCTATGTTTCCCTCAACCAAACAATTGTTTATAACTTGCTTTATGGCTTTTGTTATTTCTTTTTGGTCTTTTCCCTCCATTGCCATCAGAAGAATCTTTTCTTCTTTTACTAAAAACGGTCTGTATGATATTGTTTCTCCGGTTGAAGGTAGCTCCAATTCATACATCGGTATATCAAGTTTAGGTAGTGCCATAAAATACGTTCTCCTTCAGATAATTAAAATTATTTGTTTATCATAAATCTATCAAGCCCTGCTTTGTTTGACTCAGAGACTCCAGTAATTTTGCTTGATTGTTTTCCAAGATTTTTCATAAAGTTTATTCTCTGACCAATGCCGGACATAACTTGTCCGTCTGCTCTAGAGAATGCAGCCACTCCAAATTGATTTAGTGCCCCACTCACATCAAAATTTGGATATAGGTCATTTACAGTAAGATAGTTTCCAAATGGATTCAGGTTAAGTGGTTCTTCTCTCCAATAACGATATGCAAAAGTTACCTGAAGATTCATGAAGGAGTCTTTATCTCCCCAATCTAGTTGAACTGGTGCAACCATTAGCGGATATGCATCTATCAATCTGCATCCGTATGTAGATTTTCCACTTGAATCGTATTGTTCAATAATAATATCAGTTACGAAGTCATCAAAATAACTAAACTGGCTGTCTGTATTATTATCAACAATAAAATTCTGCCATTCTTGGAAAAGTTCTTTGACTCCCATGTCTTCTTTTACATAGAAACTAAGAACTACATCATCATATATATTTTGATATGGAATTTTTCTAATGGGTCCATGCGTAGTATATTCTAGAGTTGCAAATGCCCTACCGGGAAGTTGTGCCTGATTACATAAAAATGCGAGAAGACGA